CGACGAGTGCAGCGTCTTTTACATCTACAGGGTTGCAATCTTTCTCACACTCGTTCGCTATGCCCCTGCCTTCCGCTCCGTACAGGGCGATCATCTTCGCAAGCCACGATACGCGTAAGCATGATCGGTCCCTGTAAACTCTCGCCCAGTTCTCAAGCCTTGCGTTCAGATCCCGGTCTTCGATCACGTATCTCTCCCGTCAGAACTCATCAACATCCCATCCACCGCCGTTCTTTTTGGCGCGCGGATAGACAACCTTCATCGCGAAAGGGAAGGAAGTCGCTACCACTTTGACCTTGCACTTCGCATCGTCAAAGAAGACTCGCGGGCTGCCCTTGACCTCATGCAGCTCCAGTCTCCCATCCGGCAGGAGAACCATGAAGTCCGGTGTGTACCAGCAAGTGCCATCAGCGACCTTCAGTTTCAAAGACTCGAACCAGTAGTCAGCCACTCTCCCGCTTTGTTTCTCTCCCTCCAGATACTGCGCGTAACTGGTTTCTGTGCGGTTAAGCTCTCCCTTCTTCATCCGGCCTTTCGCCCTGAGAGCGGTGAGGCCGTAGTTCTTGTGCTGCGTCTTAAAAAACATCCCTCAGTCCTCCTCCATCTCCACATGTTTATAAAGCTCGAGGACTTTCTTCAGGGTAGCTTTAGCGTCTTGAAGGTCCTGATACTCCTGGAGGTGTGGATACTTTTCGTAAAATTCGTAGTCACCTATGAATTGCCCAAGAGCGTCGATAATCGTCAAGAGATCATCCTGACTCAGCTTTTTTGCCATACCTTCATCCTCTCCCCGTCAAAATGGGACATCCTCGTTAGGGGCAGATGCGGCGTTCCGCGGGAGATCTCTCCCCTTCGCCGCGGCGTACTGGGCTGTCGTAGTGGACGCAGCAGGCACCGTTCCCTGAGGCTTTGCCCCCAGCTGCAGGGACTCGCAGATAACCTCTGTCGCGTAACGCTCGATACCGTCCTTGCCCATGTACTTTCGCGTATGCAGCCGCCCCTCGATATAGACCTCAGAGCCTTTCACGAGATACTGCTGGGCGATTTCAGCCTGACGGCCAAAGACCACCACGTTGTGCCACTCCGTATCCTCTTTGCGGTTGCCGTCACGATCCTTGTAGCGGCGGGACGTTGCGAGTGCGAGGCGGCAGATTGCCAGCCCCTGCGCGTCGCTCGTCTTGGGGTCTCTCCCCAGGCGGCCCAGAAGGACCACACGATTTACTGATGCCATGCCGTACTCCTATCCTTACCTTTGATACCGTTTCCCGGGGCGGGAAGGCGCCTTCCTACCCTCTCTTCTCCCTCTCCGCCCTTCTGTACTGAAAATCTCATTTCGAATCTCCTGACGCGTTTGAATCGCCCCCGGACGCCGGCAAATTGAGTTTCCAGCGGAGATACCGGATCCGCCGTACCAGCGCCTCGACGTTCGAGGCCCCAACCACCCCAACGGACGGAACGTTCGCGAAATAAACCGGGTAAGCGAGTGAATGGTGGATCCAAACGCTCTCCCGATAGGCAACAGCCTCAGAATTCCCCATGGCAGCGGCCGCCATCCCCCACCTATCCATCTGGGGACCCACGGCGCCTTTGATACAGGCCGTCTCTGCCCGGCGCTCAGATAATTCCCTCACTCTTTTCATCAACCCTCTGTCCATGCCGCCCAACTCCTCAAAATCTTCCTCTGAAATCCCGTACGCCTTTGCGATCTGCCGCATTGTCGCCCGCCAGGCCTCGTCTCGGGCCTTTTGGTCTTCACTCATTCCATCCCTACCCCTTCAGATTCCCCCAGTAGGATGATTAGGAATACGGGGCTCACAAACCGCGTTCACTAACCATCCCCTGGAGGAAAACCTATGTCCGTTTCGTACTACCTCAAATCCCTGGCTCTCCCGCCCTCTCTTCTCCATCGCCGCTCCCTTGTACTGAAAATCTCATTTCGAAGCTCCTGGCGCGTTTAAATTAGGGTGAGAGAAAGAGGAAGCCTTTCCCTTCATCGCCGCCTCCCGTGCGGCTCTCGCCCGGCAGGCTCTCTCCCGACACTTCTCCTGCTGTTCGTGGCGCTTGGCTCTTTCCTTCTCCAGCTCCTCGACCGCTCCCGAGAGAGTCTCCGCGATAAATCTGTTTGAAATCATTTCTTCATGCCCTCAAAGCCAACCTTCCTCGGCCACATCCAGAGCGCCCGCCTGATGAGATCTGGTGAGATCTGCCCCGCTCAGATTCTTCGGCATCAGCTCCATCAGCTGACGTTCAGGAGAGAGGCAGAACTGACCGCTCGACTTTTCGTACCAAAGCTTCTGCTTCGCTACCGCGCCGGTCTTCCGCTGCTTATCAAGGAGCAGTACCGTGTCAGGCGCCTGATCCCACCCGGCGTTTTTCGTCTTCAGCTCACCCGCTTTCTTTTCCTTCGGGAAATTCCGGAAAACAATCACCACGTTATCGGCAAGATTGCTGATGTCGGCAGACCCTGAGATGGAGTAGCGGTCAGGAAGCTTTTCTTCGTCATGATCAGCGTTCGCTTTCCTGAGATGCGCTACAAGGTGGACATGGACACCAGTCTCAACCGCGATCCGCTTCAGCTGCTCGGTAATGTGGCGCTGAGTCTGAAAGAGCTGATCGCTCGAGTGCCCGCCCGTCAGCATCATGAGGTTATCAACGAAGACATGCCGGCAGTGTTTGACAGCGGCGGCATAAGCCACTGCGTCAAGGGCATACCCGGGATCGATCGCCCCGCGGTTGCGATATACCCAAAGGAGCCGCTCACACCAGTCGAAGAACTTCTCCACCTTTCCGGACTCCCCGATGGAGAGACCGCGGCCGTAAGCCATACGAACCATCTGCATCACGGTGTCCTTCGGCGCCATCTCGAAGGAGAGCAGGCACACGGCGCGCTTCTTCATCATCATTGAAAGCGCGACCTGGGACATCAAAGCGCTCTTGCCGGCGCCGTTATTTCCCGCCCACACAGTGAGTTCACCAGGTCTCATCTGAAACCTCGGGATCACAGGACAACTAACCCCACTGTTCCTAAGAGGATGATCCACCTCTTCCATAAGTTCAGCCTGCATCGTTGCGGCAAGGACGATATCTGGTGATGGGTCCTTCCCTGACCAAAAGCCTTTCACGTCTTCTGGCTTCAGAAGGAAATTACCTGCGTTCATAAACTGCCCCTCCATAATTTCTGATGTATCTCTCTGCCTTGGTATCTCCATGAGCCGCAAAGACGACAATAAGAGGAAGTCCTGAAAAGATTCCTTCTCTGGCTTCCAGCATTCTCTTCATCCCCTCTTCACCGTCGTACATAACGTGTACCATGCGTCCTTTAATGAACCTCTGCCAATCAATGACAGGAAGACGGTCTTGAAGGAGGATGTCTACGACACCTTTTATTCCTAAGGACTCGCTTTTCTCTACGGTTTGGAAATCTGGAGTCTCTGAGTGAAAGAAGACAACGACAGAATCCATTGGTTCAGCATCCATTGCCTGACTGATCAGCATTTCAGATTTCCTCAAATAGACGTTCTTCAGCAGTCAGATGCCTCACTTCCCTTCTTTGTGCTTCTTTCTCTCTCCTTACCCATGTCTGCCAGCTTTGCGTCCAGCCCTTATCTGACCTTCTGGTGGAGGAACCTCTGCCGTTCTCCCAGTAGAACCTGAAGTCAGTAAAGACTTTCTTAGGATCCAAATCAGGACGTACGGCTTCGATGTATTCCTTCCAAGCATCCGGGATCTCGGCGAGCGAGAAGAGGTGTGTCTGTGCCTCCCGCTTCGCCAAAGGCGAGGGGGGAGGTAGGGGCTCTTCTTTATTCCTTTCTTTATTCCTTTCTTTATTACTTATTTGTTTGGGTGCATCTCCTGCACTACCCTCGTGCGCCTCTTGCACTACCCCTAGTGAATCTCCTGCACCAGTCTGATGAATATCTTTCACTAGTGAATCTCCTACACCAGTGGAAGTACATTCACTAGTAGCCACTCCCTCTAGGTTGATTGCATATCCGCTTGGTGTTGTGAACGTCCCTTTTATGACGATTTTCAAAACGCCTTGTGCCGTCAAAAGCGCAATCCGGCTTTTAACTGAGCGGGTAGACATTCCAGTTTCAGAGGCAATGCGAGTTGTCCCCGGGTTGCACAAGCCGGAGCAACTGTTTCTATGGTTTATCAGGACTTGCAAAACAGCTTTCGAAAGAGTGTCTAAATCACACCTTTCCCAAAGTGTTCTGGTGTCTTGGAGGTTGTTAAATGCCATGGCATTAGTTAAGAACGAGGCATATTGCAGTCGTTCTTATTCCCTACAGGAACGAAGGGATTGAGAATATGCGCCGGGAGCCCTGTTACCTCACTTGCTTTTTTTAGGTATTTTTGCGTGATGTAGCCCCTTTTCTTCCACATTGAAACCTGGCCAGAGCTAACGCCAATCTTTTTAGCGAGTTCACTCTGAGTACAGCCACATGCCTGCACAGCAACGTCAATGCAGTTGACGCTATCCATATCCTTCTCCATCGTCAAATAAAACCATGGCAATAGAATAGCATTTTTAGCTTTTGTTGTCTATAAAAACCGCAGAAGACTAGTTGATGTTTTTAGTTTTTGTTGATAGCTTTAAGAGCTAGGGAGGAAAAATGGAATTCAAAGACAAACTCAATCTTCTGCTTTCCAGAGAAAAGCTAAATCAGGCGGATTTGGCTCAAAAAATTGGGGTTTCACGCCAAGCTGTGCAAGTGTGGGCTTCTGGGAGGTCTGTCCCGAAAGGAACAAACTTAGCCAAGATTTGCGAGTTCTTCGGCGTATCTCCTGAATGGTTCTCTAACCAAAGCTCCGTATCCAAAGAAGAAGTGCGAGTTAAATCCTTTATCCCGGGAGAAGACACTCCACCAGAAGGGTACGTTTCAATCCCCGAGTATCAATTAACATTTTCTGCCGGGAACGGTTCTGAACCAGAATGGGAACAGACGAAGAAATCATCCGCCGCGTGGTATAAGGTCGACTACTTACGGAGTAAAGGCGTTAACCCAGCAAGATGTCGCAGAGCAAAAGTTGTCGGTGACAGTATGGAACCCCTGCTCTTTTCAGGAGACACTATCCTTTGGGAAGAAAACGTCGACCCTCATATTGGATGCAACCGGATAGTTGATGGAAGTATCTACGTTTTGGCTGTAGACGGGGCACTTCGTATCAAAAAACTCGCCCATATAAAAAACGGCATTCGGATCATTTCCATTAACCCCGCCTATCCGCCTGAGGATTATTTCGGGGATGAAGCAGATGGAATTCGGCTTTTCGGTCGAGTCATAGAATCAAGCCATACTTTCAAATAAATTAGTCCTCTTCTTTTAAAAACCGCCTTCGGGCGGTTTTTTTTGTGTCTGTTGCTCATTGTCAAAAAAAAAGCATCTATTTTCTTTTGCTATTTTAGTTTTTGTTGACAACAAAAGCTAAATAGGCTATAGTCATGTCATCGAACAAAGCAACAAAGGCAACTAATCAAGGAGCCCTCATGTACACCTACCGAATCAGCGTCAAATCCAACTTCGCGGATATCGAAGGAACCTTCTCACGGGAGAAGCCCTTGGACTTTGCGGACTTTAGCCTCCTCACAAATGATTTCATGCCATCAGACGACGAGACTGATGAATCAGCATTCGAAGCTACGGACAAGGGGGATTGGTTCCACATCTACCGCAAGGTAAAGACTCGTACAGGCGGCGTAGCTACCGCCGAGTGCGAGCTGATCGATTAACAGGAGACAGACATGAAAGACAACGTCATCTTGGGTACAGCCCTGTTCCTCGCGCTCATCGGGGCGGCAACGGTGCTCGGCTGGGTGTACTGGGCAATCTGCGCAATCGCGGGGGTGTGAGATGGAAGACAAAAAGTTAACTACCGAGACGGCCAGGCAGATCTGGTCGGAATGGCTGAAGGCCAGGGCAGGCAAATTTACTCCTGGAGAACTCATGGATGAGTGCTCAGATTTGCTTGGCCGTTTACAGCAGAGGTTACCGGAAGAATATTCCAGGCAACCTCTTGGAAGTTTTTTAATTCCCGAGATCCATAGTGAGGGCGTCAATCAGGCTTCGGATATAAATGGCGTCCGCTCTGCCATAGAAGCTCATGGCCTCCGGGATCTTCTGAGACAGAGATCCCTCAGCAATGCTCATTTTGTTTCTGGCGTAAACGGCTTTGATGATCTTTTCTGCCTCTTCCTCATTGAACTTCTGGAGAAACGGAAAGTTGATCGAGCCGCTTCTAATGCCCTCAAGAAGGAGCTGGAAAGCCTCTTCTTTTGAAAACTTGGTCATTTCAATTCTCCTAAGGGATGGTTGAGTGATGAGCGTTTACCAGGTTCGCTCGAACTCAATCATCCCACCTGGGAGAAAAGGAACTCAAATGGACTATGTAACACTGATTTTTAGGAAAGGAGCGTGAGATGGAAGGCACAGCAAAGGTATACGGCGCGGTGCTGGAAGTCGCCCGCGATCTTGGCAGAGCCGGCATCGGGAAGCGATCCTCTCAAGGGCTTCGGTTCTCATACCGCTCGATTGAAGATGTGCTGGCGGCTTTAAACCCGCTTCTGTATCAGCACCATCTGATCATCTACCCAGAGCGAATTGACCAGGAACCGGAGCAGTCCGTCAGCACTCGGGGCGGCGGTGTGCAGCGCCTTGTTCGGGCAACGATTACATATCGTTTTGTAAGCACTGAAGACGGAAGCTCCTTTACCGCACAGGCGCTCGGAGAAGGGCTTGACAGCAGCGACAAGGCAAGCGGCAAGGCGATGAGCTACGCGTTTAAGAGCGCGATGTTCCAGACCTTCTGCATCCCGGTTATCGGCATGCCAGACCCTGACGCCGAACAGGGAACCGAGATAGCCGCGGCGCCAGTCTCGCAGGATTTGCTGGACCGTGCCCGTGACGCCGCTATGAGCGGTCTCGAAGCATACAGAGCTTTCTTCAAGAGTGTCTCTCAAACTGAGAGAAAGAGCCTCGTCTCGTCAGGCGAGCACGAAAAATTAAAGGCATTTGCTGAAGGAGGAGAAGGAAATGCAGGCTGAATCACTTAGCCACGGAGACGCAAACCCACTCCAGCGAACCGCGAAGTGGTTCTCAGACCGTTGCGGCTGTCTCACGGCATCCCGCGCGGCTGACGCGCTGGCGATATCGGCGAAGACCGGGAAACCGCTCAAATCCAGGCAGGATCTGATTGATACACTGATCGCGGAACGGGCAACCGGAGTTGCGCAGAGTTCCGGGACGACCTGGGCGATGCAGTGGGGGATTGATCATGAAGCTGAGGCACGCGAGGCGTATGAAGCGGCTACAGGCGAGATGGTGGATCTGGTGGGCTTCATCCCGCACCCGGATATTCCTTGGTTTGGAGCGTCCCCGGATGGCTTGGTCGGCTCGGATGGGCTTGTAGAAATCAAGTGCCCGCAGACTGTAACCCACCTTCGCCGCATAGCGGCTGGGGTCCCAGCGCCAGAGTATCTCCTGCAGATGGACGTGCAGTTAATCTGTACTGGCAGGAAATGGTGCGACTATGTTGACTATGACCCACGGCTTGAGGCAAAGAATCCGGAGCTCACGCTTTTTATCCGGAGATATGAACCCGCCCCCGAACATCTTGCGGGGACGCTTGAGGCTTGTCGGGTATTCCTCGCGGAGGTCGACAGCCAATATAGGAAGCTCATGAATCTTGGAGAGAGGAGAGAACAAAATGTGTGAAGCGAAATTCTCAATTGAAATCGGAAATGGCAACCCGAAACTGCTGATCCGTGTTGGGGCTTTCAACACACTGCAGGGTGATTACGTGCTGAAAGATAAAGAGACGTGCGAGCGGCTGAAGGCTCTGATTGATCAGGCGGAGGACTTCTTCCCCTCTGAGGGCAAAGGCCTTAAGGAGAGCGGAAATGCCCGCCAGTAAGAAGCCTCGAAAGAAGCACCACCATAAAGTCACCTGGGCGAGCGCTGAGAAACATTGCAGTTTCCTGATCCGTGGTGAGGACTGGACGCCTGACATGCTGAATGATTTCGCGCAGGACTTCCTCTTCCCCCTGGACGCGATCTACTGGAGCAAAGGGGAGGATCCTTACATGAAAAGGCTTTTTGGGAGGGCCAAGGATCAGCTCGTCATGGCGTGGGTGCTTGGGAATCTTCTCATCGAGCGGGATGAATACCGGGAGGTGATCGCTGAGGCGAATAAGTGCCTGCAGGCGGCGTTTAACTGCTGGCTGGATCACAAGAGGATACTTTACCCGCAGCTGAAGCGATGCAAGCACCTGATGCTTCAGCTTTTTGAGGCTATCACCTCGGTCTATCAACCACATGAAGTCAACACCTGCCACAGCCAGGAGTCCCGGAACCTCTGGGTTTTCGATAAGGCTGAAGCCGAACTGGACGGGATGCTGGGGCTTAAGGGGAAGGAGATCCACTATGCCTGAAGAAAAAATCAATCATCCGGCGCACTACAACCAGCTGCCGCACGAAGTCATCGAGATCGTTGCTGATCGGGATTTCTGTTCTGGGAACGTTGTGAAGTACCTGATGCGCGCCCCATATAAGGGAAATGCAGTTGATGACCTGAAAAAGGCGCGCTGGTATCTGATATGGCTCATGGAGCATAACTACCCGATAGTCTCGCGCGATCTTTGCCATAAGAAATACAGAATGACTTGTGAAAACGCTAATGCGATCAGCGGTCCTGGAGCCAAAGAAATCTCAAAAGCAATCAAGCTTTTTGTGTCCGGATATGGGGAGGAAGCTTTGGCCGCTATAGATAAAGCAATAGATGAACAGGAGAGCGAGAAATGAGGAAGCGTGGCAGAACAATCCCCCCGCTGGGGTTACTGATGGTGGATGTGAAAGAAGCGTTCGAGCGGCTCCAGAAGGGAATTGCCATGATTCAGGAAGCGATGGGAGAAGCGCATCATGCCATCCAGTAAGAAGCCAAGGAAGAAGTGGCATAAGAAAGTCACGTGGCAATCCGCGGAGAAGCACGTGAATATGCTGATCCGGGCTGAGACGTGGGATCAGGGGATGCTGGACGGATTCGCGACCGACTTCTTGTTCCCGATGGATGTCTTGCGGCATAGCTGCGGGAAAGAATCGCACGTGCGGCGCTTCATGAGTAAAACCAAGGTTTACCTCGTGATCAGCTGGATTCTTTCACGGCAGTTAACGGATCCGGAGGAAATGCGGAACGTCATCGCTGAGACGAACCGCCACTTCCAGATTGTGTTCAACTGTTGGCTGAACCACAAGCGGATTCTCTACCCGGAACTTAAGAAAGCGCGTGAAGGCATGAACACGCTCTTCAACACCATCAGGGACGCGTTCGAACCATGGGAAGTGAGCGCGTGTCACGAGCAGGCGGTTCATAACCTCAAGGCTTACGACCTGGCGGAGAACGAACTGGATCTGCAACTGCCGGAATCGTGGGATATCCCGGTCATCACTACACGGAGGGAGAAACGATGCTTAAACGCCTGACGAAAGAAGAGACGTGCGAGGCCCTCGGAATATCGCAGACCACGCTTTACCGGATGATTAAGAGCGGGAGATTTCCTGAAGGGACCCGGATTGGTCGGAAAGTGTTCTGGTACGCCCAGACGGTAGAAAAGTTCGATCGGATGCGGCAGAAAGCGTCCGAAAACGGATGGCGTGCTGGTGGGATAAATGGCGGGAC